GAGGCATTCTGCCCTTAACCATCGCCTCTTTCAAAAGAGTAAGATAAGTATCATAATCCAGGTCAAATGTATCCTCAAGACCAATAAGCCTTAGTATTCTTGCATCAATAGTTTCTGTTGCATTAGAAGGCATTTGCTTGCTTAGTCTTTAACTTTTCTTCTTCAAGATGATTCTGTAACATAGTAACATAGACATCTCGTTCCCAAGGTATCATATTTTCAATCTCTGTTAATGAGTATTTATGATACTGCATTAAAGAAAAATTAAGTTCATAATAGTTCATTAAACTCATATGAACCATCGCTATGCGAAAAAAGATGCTAATCCCTCAATTACTACTTCACTTTCAACTTTTGTTTCTGGATTTTTAACAGTAACAGTATGAGATAACTTAGGCATTGTCTCAAAGAACTTTTCAATACCCTTAAACTGGGAAGAGTTCATAGAATCTAAGAAATCATTTAATTCTTTCTTAGTACAATCTGCCGCGGCCCATACTTCTTCTTCACTATAAATCTTATCAATACAAGTACCAATCAACTGGAAGGATTGATCCATTTGATTTGCTTCACTAAAATCAAAATTACTCTTAATAAATTGCTCTAGTGATGGATACTTCATTTCCATCATTAAATTATCATCAAGCTTAACCTGATTAGTATGATCTTCATTCTTTTGAACTTGAATATCATCAAGATTAATTGTTACAGCAACTTGTGTCTCTCCATCATCAGGACAAATAATATTAACTTCAATTTCTTCTCCTACAGACTTACCACGAATATTGAGGAATAAGAACTCAATATCAAAAGTAGGGAGTTGTTCTACCTTAATTCCTTTTGTAAGAACACAGGATTTAATAACAGATTTAATAGCAGTTGTAATTTGCTTCGTATCCTCACTTTCTAAAGCAATTACAAGTAACTTTTCTTCTTTAACAAGAAAAGGTCTATATTGAATTGTATCTCCAGTAGAAGGCAATTCCAACTCATATGTTGGTGTAGCAATTTTTGGTAAAGGCATAATATCCTATAGTTATTTCAGTATGGTTATTTATCAGGGATTAGGCAGTGGTTTGGGATAATAAACTCAAATTACCCTGAGGATCTATAAAATTCATCGCAGTAGTACCTGTATTGGTAGTAGTGGTAGTGGTAGTAGTACCTGTATCAGTAGTAGTGGAAGATGTTGCTGTAGTTCTAATAGGAACAACCACATACCTAAGATAATTCATTGATACAGTACACTTCAATAGAGTAGAAGTATCATAAGTTACAGGCATTGAATTAATACTTATAGGATAACTCTTTACAAAATTGTATACCAGGTTCGGTTTTGTTTTATAATCCCTTTCAAACTTTGTAACTCTTAATCCTGATGCTCTATATCCATTATCTCCCTCAGGATATCTAGTCCTATAAGTATATGCACTAGAATTAATATCAGGTGGTTGTGCAAGAGGACCAGCACCACCAGCAAATGGATCATCTTGATCCTCAGCCATTATATAACTTTGCCATGCCTCAAAAAATCTAATAGGCAAGTAATTAGTACCATCAACATAAAACGTTAAATTAATTCTATCATCAAATACTCTTCTATATGGACGTTTCTCAGTAACTCCATGATAATTATTATTAATGTCCATCGTAGCCAAAGTAGACCCAGGCAATACTGCTTCAGTACACATCAAATTCAATTGTGCTTGCTGTCCACCAGCATTAGGAAGCATTCCCCTTAAACCATCAGGAATTCCTATCTCAACACCATAATGAGAAGTTAATGCAGGATTAAGTAGATTATTCTTAATCTGTTGCATAGTCTTTGGAGATGTTACACTATTATCTCCATATGAACTCTCATTACCCCATCTTGGTATTCCTGCTAAATCTGTAGCAGGATTAAACCCAAATACATTCTGAATACTCCTATTAATATCAAATGCATTATTAGCATCAGCAATACCACTCTTAATTGCCTGTCCTAAACCAGCCATTTATAAATACTAGATGATCTTATATATTATGTATAAAGGATAATGGCGGAAAGTATTAAGAGTATATTTAAACCGTCCCATCCAAGAAAATATAAGGGTGATGCAAGAAATATTATCTGTCGTAGTAGTTGGGAGAGAAGATTTTGCAATTGGTGTGATATAAATGAGAGTATTTTAGAATGGGGTAGTGAAGAATTTTGGATACCATACCTTTCACCCATAGATAATAGAACACATAGATACTTCCCCGATTTTATTATTAAAGTAAAAGAAAGTACTGGTGAAGTCAAAACATATGTAATTGAAGTTAAACCCAAAAGACAAACCAAACCTCCCATCAAAAAGAAAAGAGTGTCAAAATCTTACCTCTATGAAATGAAAACCTATTCAGTTAATCAGGCTAAATGGAAAGCAGCAGATGAGTGGTGTAAGGATAGAAAGATTGAATTTAAAATCATTACCGAAAACGAACTAGGTATTAAGTAATGACAGATTCTTTTGGATTTGATAGTAATGAAGAGCAGGAATTACTATTAGAAAAATATCCCACAGCAAGAGTAGAAGAACTTAAACGAAGAGTTGAAGAAGAAAATACTACTGATCCTGAAGAGATTATGCTTCTTATCATGGAACTCTTTAATATAGAAGTATTATATCCTGAACCTGGAAACTTCTATACCTTTGTATATACACCCAAAACACCAGATATTGATTATGACCAGCACCCACTCATTGCTTGTGTAGATATATTTAAATGGGGATTCCGAGGACTTAACTTCCACTGGCAAGATTATAGGAATTATACCTGGGAAGAAGTACAAGGAAAACTTCATGTAGTAGAATATCAAGAACTAGATGAGTTACTTACATTACAATATGGTAAATTCCTCCTAAATAAATAAAAAGATTGTAAAGATGCCGATTTATACAGGTCCTATTGATAATATACTTGGAAGTAGAGATATGCACTGGAAACCAGGGCCTACTGCTCCAGACAGTATAAAAAATAGAGACTTTTATACATTATACAATGAGGAGACTGGCGAAACAGAAGTAAAAGAAAGAAATTTGTTGGATCCTACTGGATTAACTGATACTTATCTTGGAAAATGGGATAAAAATAAAAAATTTATACCAGTAAATGATTTATTAACAGGAAAACCTATTGATGCTCCACAACAACAATATTTTGGATCTGCTGATGGTACAAAAGTTGGATTGAAAAAGGCACAATTTGCAGCAAAAAAAGATCTTATGGATAATGGATCTAAAGCTACAGGATTTCAACCAGTAAGTGAAGCAGAAGCTACTAAACTCACAAAAGATATATCTAATCCAAATACGGCCACCCAAAATACTACTGCCGCTGGTGGTGGTGCCACTACCCCTGCTACTACTACCCCTGCTACTACTACTCCTAAAGCTAAAGTAGAGGATATGGCAGGTACTAGGAATAATTTTGGAGATTATATGTATCCATTAGATATTGGATCAACAACCCAAGATATACTCAAAATTCATATGATGAAATGGGAAAAACCCACAAATGCTGGTAAAGGAACATTTGGATTTCAACGAGGGGGATTTAATGAAAAACGAAGTATAGGGTCAGTTATTCTTCCTATTCCAGGTGGTATTAAAGATTCAAATAAAACAAAATGGGGTGGTGATGATCTAAATGCCCTAAAAATGGCAGCTTTTGACTTCGCCAAACAATCTATAGAAACTGGCGCGAAGGGAGCAGGAAGTGCATTGGATGATATAGGTGGTGATATCGAGAGTGCGATAAGCAACGGCCGTAATGGTCTTACACCAGCAGTTGCCACCGCGTTTGCTGGTGCTGCTATTGGAAAAGACTTTAACAAACTATCAGCAAGATTTACTGGGCAAATAATGAATCCCAATATGGAGTTATTATTCCAATCACCTACCTTAAGACCTTTTTCCTTTAGTTTCTTATTAGCACCAAGAAATAGTGACGAAGCAAAACAGGTAATACAAATTATTAGATTCTTTAAGCAAGGAATGTCACCTATTAGATCAAAAGCCAATCTATTCCTTAAAGCACCACATACATTCCAACTTCAATATAAACTTAGAGGAAAAACAGAGCACCCATACTTGAATAAATTTAAAGAATGTGCCTTAACAGCTTGTAATGTTAATTATACCCCAGAACAATCATACTCTACATATGAAGATGGTGTAATGACTGCATACCAAATGTCATTAGAATTCCAAGAACTTGAGCCAATATATAATGATGATTATGAAAATACTGATAAAACTTCAGCTTCATCTTTAACAGGTGGAGCCGACTGGGATTTAGTTGGAAATTATAGTAGTCTTGGTGGCGGGCCTGGACAAGCACCACCATCAATAGAAATAGGATACTAAAATGTCAAATTACTTCAAACAAGTTCCAGATTTTGAATATGTTAGTCGTCTTCCAGATGCTAGGATATCAGATTATATTACTGTAAAAAATCTATTTAAAAAAGGATACCTAAGAACTGATATCTTCCAAGATTTGACATTCTTTACCAAATACCAAATACAAGGTGATGAGAGACCAGATAATGTTGCATATTCTTTGTATGAAGACGCAACTTTAGATTGGGTAATCCTTTTAAGTAATAATATTATTAATGTACAAACTGAATGGCCTATGCCACAAGCAGACCTAGACAGATACCTTTTAGATAAGTATGGAAGTCATGAAGAACTTAATAATATCCACCATTATGAAACTAATGAAATTAAGAACAGCTCAGGGGTAACAATTGTAAAAGAAGGTCTTACAGTAGATTCTGATTTTTCAGTAATATTTTATGATTGGATGATTGATAGTTTAGAGACCAAATCTGCCATTACTACTCCTGTCACAAATTATGAGTATGAGATGAAAATAGAAGATGATAAAAGAAACATCTTTGCACTTAAATCAAGATATCTTAATGTAGTTAAAGATGACCTAGAAGAAATTATGACATATAAAAAAGGTTCCACTGAATATATCAGCGAAACCCTTAAGAAAGCAGAAAATATTAGACTATATTCTTAATTACTCCTCAGCAAGTTTCTGGAAA